GTGCTTTTATTTATTATGAGATGACACACGAAAACGCCTCCACCAGGGAGCGCGAGCAAGTACCGATCAAAAACACGAAAGGCCAGCACAATGCCGGACAACCCAACCAAACTTCAAGTCATTACCGTCAAACTTGAACAAATTCAGAGCGACCCAAACAACGCCAGAAAGCATGACGACAAAAACATCGAAGCGATAATGGCCAGCCTGCGCACCTTCGGCCAGCGCAAGCCCATCGTGATAACGCACGACAAAACGGTGATCGCCGGCAACGGCACAGTTGAAGCAGCCCGCCGGCTTGGATGGACCACCATCGCGGCAGCACGTACACCAGAAGACTGGACAGCAGACACGATCAAGGCGTACGCGCTCACCGACAACCGCACAGCGGAACTAGCCACATGGGAACAGAGCACCCTCGCAACACAACTAAGCGACCTTGAGCTCGCCGGTTGGGATATCCAGAATTTTGGCTTCGACCTAAAAGACATGGAAGGCAACCAGGAAACAGTCGAGGTCGATCCACCACCACCACCAGCAAAACCAAAAACCCGCACCGGCCAAATTTGGCAAATGGGCGAACACCGTCTCCTTGTAGGAGACGCAACAAAGAGCAGCGACTACACGAAACTAATGAACGGCCAAACAGCGGACCTCGTAATTACAGATCCCCCTTATAACGTCGCCTACGTAGGAAAAACCGCTAACGAACTTACGATCGAAAACGACGCAATGACGGAGCAAGACTTCGACGCATTCCTCCTAGCCGCCTTTGAGAACATATTCAACAACACCGAACCAGGCGCACCCATTTACGTCTTTCACGCAGACAGCAGCGGCCATCAATTTAGGAACCAATTCACGGACGCCGGCTTTCTATTGAAGCAAGTACTCATCTGGGTAAAAAACACCTTCGCAATGGGCCGCCAGGACTACCACTGGCAACACGAACCCATTCTCTACGGATGGAAACCAGGCGCATCGCATAAGTGGTACGGAGCCCGCACCAAGGTAACGGTCATAGATGACGAAGTACCGCTAGAACAAATGAAGAAGAACGAACTTCTGCGGATCCTTGAGGAAGCCCGCTACACCAGCACCGTCATTCGAGAAGATAAACCGCACCGCAACGCGGAGCACCCTACGATGAAACCGATCCGATTGATTGCGCGTCTACTAGCCAACAGCAGCGAACCGACCGCCATCGTTCTGGACCCCTTCGGCGGCAGCGGCTCCACGCTAATCGCCGCTGAACAACTAAACCGCACCTGCTACACAATGGAAATGGATCCAACCTATGCCGACGTCATCATCGCCCGATGGGAAAAACACACCAAGAAAAAAGCGAGCCTCGCCAAAACAACCAGCGCAACCCCAGGTCGCACCTGACATCGCAGCGCTCTGTTCAGAGGCCCGCAAAATTTACGACGACCTCGCAGAGCGCTGCGACATAAAGAACGCCGGACACAGCGTCGCAGAACTAGTCGCGATGACGGCATACGCCGCGCATCTCTACTACGAAGCAAAACGACAGATTGAAACAACCGGCCTCCTGGTGCGCGGCTTCAGGAACCCGATTGTGAATCCACTAATAAAAGTAACCCAGGAGCAGTCAGAGATTTACCTCAAACTCCTAGACAAACTAAAACAAGAAGCAGAAACAACAAATGACCCACTCGAACAACTCATCAAGCAGATCCAGTCCGAGGTGGGCAACGAAAAGAAACAAACGCCGTCGCAGCAGAGGTGACGAAGTAGCCGCGATCGCCAAACGCCTCGGAACACCGCTAATGCCTTGGCAAAAATTGGTCGCAGACGTAGCGCTCGAAATGAACACAGACGGCAGCCCCATCTACCGCGAACTAAACGTTCTAGTCCCACGCCAGTGCGGGAAGACCAGCCTGATGCTTGCGATGGAACTACACCGCGCCCTTCTTTGGGGATCCCCGCAAACCATCGGATACACCGCCCAAACTGGATGGGACGCAAGGCGCAAACTAGTCGACGACCAGGTGCCGCTGATAGAAAACAGCGAACTAGCCGCCACGGTAAAACGCATCTATCGCGGAGCAGGAATGGAATCCGTCCACTTCAAAAACAGCAGCCGCATCGACGTAATGCCTTCAACACCAACAGCGGGCCACGGCCGCGTCATTTCGCTAGGCGTAATTGACGAAGCCTTTAGCGACGAAGACGATCGCCGCGAAGGAGCGCTCCTTCCAGCAATGGCCACAAAGCGCGACGCGCAGCTCTTCGTCATTTCCACCGCCGGCACCCAGGCATCGCTCTACCTAAAACGCAAAGTGGAACAAGGCCGCGCAATGGTAGAAGCAGGCATCGATGAAGGCGTCGCATACTTCGAATTCAGCGCACACGAAGACGACGACATCGACGATCCAAACGTCTGGTGGAAAACCATCCCCGCACTAGGCCACACGATCGACGAACGCGTCGTGGCACACGCCCGCAGCACAATGACCGAGGGCGAATTCAGACGCGCGATGCTTTGCCAATGGACCGTCCTCGACGACGCAGCGATCCCCGCAAAATACGTGCAACGCGTAATGGATCCAACAACAGCGCCATCCGGCTCGCTTTCATTTGGCATCGACGTAGCAATGGACCGCTCCTGGGCGGCCATTTCAGTCGCAGACGAAACAGGCCGCGTCGAACTAATAGACCACCGCGAAGGCGTTTCCTGGGTAGTAGATCGAGCGCTAGAACTTTGGCGCAAAAACAAAGGAGCACTAGTCGTGGATGGGTATTCACCCGCTAACAGTTTGGTCGACAGACTAGAAACAGGCGGCCTGCCGGTGACCAGATACAGCCTGCGCGACATGACAGCGGCCTGCGGGATTTTCTACGACGCAGTCCTCGACGACGCCATCCGCATAAGACCACACACATCGCTCAGCGCAGCAATTGAATCCGCAAAAAGGAAACAGATGGCATCGGGCTGGCTTTGGTCTCGCACAGTAGAGACAGCCGATCTAACACCACTATTTGCCAGCACCCTTGCTTACCACCACGCAACAAACAGAAGACCACCAGAAACAACCAGGAGTAGAATTTACTAATGAAGAAACACCTAGCCACAGTCCTACAAGCAGCAGGAACTACAATCATCACAATGAGCATCGCTTTTCTTTCGATACCAGTCTCGATGGCCTTCGCCGGCGTAGCACTAGTCGTCTTTGGTATAGCGGTAGAAAGAAACTAGAAATGCTGAACCGCCTACTTCAGAACAGGCCAGAAAAGCGCAACGCCTACGTCGACAACAACGGCCGCATCACGCGCACAAGTTTCGACAACTACGCCGGCGTGAATGTGAACACCGAGTCGGCGCTTTCAGTACCGGCCATTTGGCGAGCAACAACAATGATTGCTGACTCCGTAGGCGTAATGCCGCTACACGCGTATAGGAACGATCAAAAACTAGAACCAACGCCGCGCCTGCTAGAACGACCAAACCCGCTGGAAACACGAGTCGAAACGATAAGCGCAATGGTCGCGGCTCTAATTCTGAACGGCAACTACGTCGCCATCCTGGGCGAACCAGGGCCGAGTGGCTACCCAGAGTCCATCTATCCAGTCGCACCAGAACGCGTGACGATCTACAAGCGAGACGGCAGGAAGTACTTCAGAATTGATGAAGTCGAATACAACTCCGATCAGATTTTCCACATTAAAGGATTTAGCCTTCCTGGAGACGTAGCCGGCATAGGCATCGTTGCTGCACAGCGGCAAGGCGTAGGAGCAGCGGTCGCAGTAATGGAATACGCCGCGCGGTACTTCAACGGCGGCGCTATGCCGTCATACGCGATCAAGTCAAGCAACCCCGACTTGACAGAAGAAGAAGCAGACCTTCTAAAAATAAAGTGGATGGAGCACTACGGCGGGAAGTCAAGAATTCCAGCGATCCTAAACGCCTCCACAGACATTGAGCCATTGACCGCAAACGCAAACGACTCGCAACTTGTAGAAGCACGAAACATGGCGGTCTCCGACTCGGCAAACATAGTCGGCGTACCAGGAAACATGGTCGGAGCACCAAACACATCGCGCACCTACACCAACGTAGAAGCACAGGGCCTCGAATACCTACGCACATCTATCGCGCCGATCACCACCCGCATCGAGTCAACATTTACCGACTACCTGCCGCGCGGTCAAGAGGCCAAGTTCAACTATGACAGCCTGCTCCGCGCAGACACATACACCAGATACCAGGCGCACAAACTAGCCCTTGACGCAGGCTTTCTAACCGTAGATGAAATACGAGAACTAGAAGACCTTCCGCCATTGGGAGTCCCAACAGAAACACAACCAGAGGAACTAGAACTATGAACATTGAAAACCGCGCCTACGAAACGACGCTAGAAATTCGCGGCGAAGGAGACGGACGCACCATCTGCGGCATCGTCGTGCCATACGACGTAGAACAAGCCATTACACCCAACTTGACCGAAGTCTTTCGACGCGGCGCATTTTCGCGTGTAATACCAGCAGCGCACCGCGTCAAATTGCTAGTGAGCCACGACGCCCGCGCACTACCGATCGGCCGCGCCACCATGCTGCGCGAGGACGCTAACGGCCTATACGGAGAATTCCGAGTGAGCAAAGGCTCACGTTCAGACGACGTCCTCGAGCTCGTACGCGATGGGGCGCTCAGCGAATTCTCGATCGGCTTCCAACCATTGAAAGACAACCGCCGCAAAGACGGAGTCGTTGAACGCATAGCAGCGCACCTCGCAGAAGTAAGCCTCGTCACATTTGGCGCATACGGCCACAACGCCCAAGTCGCTGGAGTACGCGAACAGTCCCCAACACCCAACCTCGATCAACTAGACGAAATACTCAAAGCAATTAGAAAATGAAGTCGCGCACATTTACCGTCACAACCACAGCGGCGGAAGTAATAGCAGCCGAACCAGTAACGCGCCAGGTTTGGCTCCACGTACTAGGAGCAGGCACCGTTTACATTGGCGGCGAAGACGTAACAACAACCAACGGACTGCTTACAGAAAAAAACGCCGTCCCACAAGCGCTGACAATTCCAGCCGGCGAAGTTTTGTGGGCATTAGTAGCCAGCGGAACAGACACGCTACGCATCCTTGTGCAAGGCGACTAACCGCGATTAGAATGAAACTCAATCGGCACCCCACCGAGTCGAGAGCAGCACCCCACGATCGTGGCACCCTCTCCGGCGAGCGACTAGGCACCCCGCCCCAATAAGCAGCCACACAACAGGAGAAACACCATCATGGCTAACCAATTCCTTAGCAACCTTCACGAAACACGCGCCGCAAAAAGCGCCATCATTGAAGCAACACTTACACGCGCAGCCGAAGAAGGCCGCGACATCACAGAGATTGAACTCGCAAACGTTCAAGCACTAAAACTTGAAATTGACAAACTCGATGAGCGCATCGAGCAAATCACCGACATCGAAGTGCGCAAAGCAAAAGCAGCAGAACTCGCCGCCACAGTCGACTCCACAGTGACCGAAACACGCAGCGCAGCACCAGCCCGCGTCATTTCAGAAGAGCCCACATACCACGAGCGCAGCCACAACGACTTCCTCGCAGACGCGATCGCTGCCGAATTTGGCGGTTCATACGAAGCACGTGAGCGCATCCAGCGCTACCAGCGCGAGTCCATCGAAAAGCGCGATAGCGGATCGTCAAACTTCGCCGGCCTCGTAGTACCGCAATACCTTGTCTCAGAATTCGCACCACTACGCCGCGCAGGACGCAAGACGCTCGACATTTCGACACAGGCAGCATTGCCAGCAAACGGAATGACCGTGAACATTGGCCGCTTGACCACAGGCGTAACTTCATACGTACAGGCATCGGAAAACACCGCACCAACAGAATCAAGTCCAGACGACACACTGCTCACCGTCAACGTGAACACAGTCGCTGCAATGTTTGACCTTTCCAAGCAGGCCGTTTTACGCGGCACCGGCGTAGAAACACAACTCCTCGGAGACTCGATCCGTTCATACCAGTCAAAACTTGATGGATTAGCACTCAACGGATCCGGTTCAAGCGGCGAGCACCGCGGCATTCTGAACACAACCGGCATCAACGCCGTGACGTACACAGACGCATCGCCCACCTACCTTGAACTTTGGCCAAAGTTGATCGATGCAGTACAAGCAGTAGCCACAAACTTTTACAGCGGCGCAAACTACATCGTGATGCACCCATCAATGGCAGGAGCACTCCTCAAAGCCGTCGACGGAAGCAACCGCCCAATGATTGTCCCATCTTCCGGTGGACCAATGAACGCACCAGGCACCTACGACCAGCCAGGCTACGACTCGCGCTTCAGCCTTCTCGGAATTCCAGTCATTGAAGACGCAAACATGCCAACCAACCTCGGCACCGGAACAAACGAAACCGCAATCGTCGTGGGTAACTTTTCCGAGTCCTACATTTGGGAAGACAACGGCGGCGCTCCTTTGTACGTACGCTTCGAGCAGCCCGATGGCAACATTGCGATCCGCACCGTTGTATTTGGCTTCAGCGCATACACCGCAGGAAAGTACCCCGCAGCATTCAGCGCCATCACCGGCACCGGCCTCATCGTCGCTAACTGGTAACAACCCCACCAGGAACGGAGCCGCGCACAACGGCTCCGCACCAGGGAAACACAATGAACAAAGACGCTCAGATCGCCGCACTACGAACAGAGCTCGACGGATACATCCGTCGAGGCATGACGCTACGCGCAAAAGCCGTCCAGGAAGTGCTCGCTCAACTTGGAAGCCCAACGGCAACACCGCCCGCGGGAATTGTGCCTTCCAAGTTGAGCGGCACCCCCACAACGCCCGCAGCAGAAGTCAAAGAGCCCGCGCCAGTTGTAAAAAAACCTCGCGCATCTAAGACAACAGGAAGCAAGAAACAGAGCAGCAAGTGACGATCACCAACGGCTACATCACGCTCGCCGGCTTGAAGACCTACCTCAAAATAGACGACAGCGTCGAAGACACACTGCTAGAACAAATAATCGAGTCCGCATCGCGCAGCATTGACCGCATCGCTAACCGCCGCTTCTATTTAGACAGCACAGCAACCGCCCGCACGTACCGTCCAATAGGCAACCTTCGAGTCATAACAGACGACATCGGAAGCACCACCGGTCTAATACTCAAAACAGATCCAAACAGCACCGGCGTTTACCAAACAACATTCACGTTGAACACCGACTACATAGTCGAACCAACAACAGCGCTGGCAAAAGGCCGCCCGATCAACTACCTAACCATCGTCGGCTCCACAGCGCTCTCTTTACCGGTGAACTATTGGCCACAAGTAGAAGTGACAGCCAAATGGGGCTGGCCTTCCGTACCAGACGACATCGAGCAGGCCACCTACATCCTGAGCGCAGACCTATACAAACGAAAAGACTCGATCGGCGGCGTACTAGGCATTTCAGAACTAGGAGCAATACGCATGAGCCCGCTCGGACGCGACATAGCCGCAATGGTACGCGCCTATAAACGCGAGTTCTTCGCATGACGCCATCAGGCGTACGCACCGCACTAACAGCAGCGATCGACACCATCGCAGGGCTGCGCTGCTTTGAGTACGTACCAGACAGCATCGCACCACCGGCCGCAATGATAGAACCGCTAGAAATTACCTACGGCATCGCAATGCAAAACGGCCTCGACATGTACCAGGCATACATTCTGGTGATAGTAGGACGCATGGCAGACCGCAGTGCACAAGACAGGCTCGACGCATACGTGACTAGCAGCGGAGCATCCAGCATCAAAGCAAAAGTTGAATCCGATCCAACGCTCGGCGGAGCCTGCAGCACACTACAAGTCACGGACGCGAACCCGCGAACTGTTACAGTTAGCGGTGTAGAAATGCTCGCATACCGGTTCGGAGTAGAAATTTATGGCTAGTTACAAAATCGCCGTGGACAATTCCACACTAGGCACACAAGGCACAACAATTACAGAAGAAGACATCGCAGCAGCGCCAGCAGATCTAGAACTGCTACTCGCCGCAGGCATTGTCGAACCCGCAAACAAAACAACAAAAGAAAAGGACTAGAAATGGCTGTCTTCGTTTTCACCGACGCATACCTCACCATCAACACCGTCGACCTTTCATCGTACGTAACAAGCATCACGCTCAATTACGAAAAAGACTCCGTCGAAGTAACCGCAATGGGCGCAACCGGCCACGTCATGACCGGCGGCCTCCAGAACTTGTCAGTCGCGATTGAATTCAACAACGACCAAGCAACATCAAAAGTCTTAGAGACGCTTTACAGCGCAACAGGATCCGGAGCAAACACGCTAGTCATCAAGAACGCGACAACAGGAAGCCCACTGCCAGTCTTCACGATTTCTAATTCATTCCTAGCAGCCTCTACACCGGTGGCCGGCGCAGTAGGAGAACTAGCAAAGCAGTCGGTGACCTTCACCGGCGGATCGATTGTGAAGTCCTAACATGGCCGTCTTTGTTTTCACTAACGCCTCCGTGACAATGGCACCAACAACCGGCGGAACAGCGGTCAACCTTTCTTCATACGTAACGAGCGTGACGCTCAATTACGAAAAAGACGCAATCGAAACAACTGCGATGGGCGCAACCGGCCACCAGTTCACCGGCGGCCTTCAAAACCTCTCGTTGACGATCGAATTGAACAACGACCAAGCAGCGAGCTCCGTCCTTGAAACGCTCTGGTCTAACGTAGGAACAGGCACAACGCAAGTAATCGTCTCAAACACCACAACCGCCGGAGAACAAAAATTCACGTGCGTGAACATGTTCCTAGCGGCCTCCACACCGGTGGCCGGCGCAGTAGGCGAACTAAGCAAACAGTCCATCACGCTCACTGGTGGATCCGTAACAAAGGGAACCATCTAACACAATGGCACTACACCTGACCGTCAAGCACAAAGACGGCACAGAGACAAAAACACAAGTCTCTGCAGCCACCGAAGTCGCGTTCGAGGCGCACTTCAACAAAGCCTGGTCCGAAGCATTTACAGAAGAACACCCGCGCAGCACGTACATCTACTACGCAGCGTGGCATTCAATAACAGAAGACAAAAACACAGCGCAACCATTCGAGCAATGGATCAAAACACTCGCGTCGTTTGAGGTCGACACAGACCCCCCGCAACATTCAGACCAGGAAGCACAACCTGGTTAGTTGCGGCACTAGCAGTCAAAACAGGCATTAGCCCGCTAGACCTGCTACGTACACCACCAGAAATCCTCGCCGCGATGGTAGAAGAAGTCTGGCCAACAACGCACATCAAAAAAGGAGACGAAGCATGGCTAGCACTGGCGTCTATGGCTACCGAGTAACGAGCGGCGGCAAACTACAAATCGATGGATTGCGCGAAGTACAGCGCGACCTGAAAAAACTAATTAGCGCATCACGTGAAGACATGAAAGACACGCACTTCACCGCCGGCGCAATAATTGCGACAGCAGCCAAACCACTAGCGCCAGTTCTAACCGGCAGACTTTCCAACACGATCGTGTCAAGCCCCACAAAGTACCAAGGCCGCGTCCGCATTGGGCGAGGAGCCCAAGTGCCCTACGCCGGTCCGATCCACTTCGGATGGCCAGCACGACGCATCGCGCCGCAACCATTCGTCTACGAAGCAATAGACAAAAGACGCGGTGAAGTAGTTCAAGCATACGAAAAGAAAATCAACCAACTGATTACGCGCTACGACTTCGCACCAGGACAACGCTCGACAACTAACCGCTGAAAGTAGAATGCGCCAATGGCCGCAAAATCAATCTCCATTCCAGTTACAGGAAATACAGCACCACTACGCAAAGCGCTAACAGCGGCATCCGTTGAACTGAACACCTTCGGCAGCAAAGCAACAGCAGCAGCAAAGACAGCATCCGTCGCAATGCTCGCCGTAGGCGCAGCAGGGACAGCGGTCGCATTGCGCTGGACCAAAATGGCGGAACTAGCAGCGATAGCCGATCAACGCATCGATGCCGTCGCTCAAACGATGGGATTGTTCGGTGCGCAAACAACAGCAACAACTAAACGCATCCAGGCCTACGCAGACGCCCTAGAACGCGAAACAGGCGTCACCGCAGAAACAATCAAAGCAGCACAAGCCAAACTGCTTACGTTCAGACAACTAGCCCTCACCGCAGACGTAGCAGGCGGAGCATTCGACAGGGCAACCCAGGCAGCCGTCGACATGGCCGCCGCCGGCTTTGGCAGCGCAGAACAAAACGCCGTCCAACTTGGCAAGGCCCTAGAAGACCCCATCAAAGGCGTGAACAGCCTGCGCCGCTCCGGTATTACATTCACCGACAGCGAAAAAGCAAAACTAGCGGTCCTCGTACAAACAAACAGAATCCACGACGCACAACGCGTCATCCTGACCGCCATCGAAACACAAGTCAAAGGAACAGCCGCCGCCACAGCCGTCTCCACCATGAGAATGAAAAACGGCTTCGGAGAAGTAACAGACGCGATCGGCACGAAGCTCTTACCAATAATGAACGGCGTCGCAGACGCGCTGGTGGCCATAGGCGAAAAAGCAACGCTAGAAGGCCTCGGTGCAGCATTCAGCGAACTAGGAAACCAGGCCGACATTGCCCTTAAAAAAATGGACAAGGGCATGAACGACTTCTACCACACAACAGAAGGAACCGTTAGCGGTTGGGGCCGTTTCAGAAACGCAGCAACACGAGCCACCAACGCCGGCATCGCCACGCTCAACGGAGCCGCACGTGTAATGAACGTATTTGTTGACAAAGACGTGCAACTTCTACAACACATCGACACGCTAAGCGCCTACACAGACGCCCAAAAAGAAACCATCGCAAACGATAAGCAGATGATTAGCAACCAGGAAGTGCTGAGGAAATACAACGAAGAACAAATCAACATCCTGAAAAAGCAAGCAAAAGAAAAAGAAGCAGCAGACGCCGCCGCAGCAAAAGCATCCGAGAAAGCCGCCGCAGCAGCCAAAGACGCTGCAACAAAAGAGAAAACCAAGTTCACAGCACTAACAGAAAACCTCAAAACAGCAAAAGAAGCCATTCAGGACTACGTCCAATCCATAAGCACCGCGATCGGCCGCGAAGTTTCCCTCGGTAGCGCGTTCAGTACGGCAGCAAACGAACAGACAGACGCACAAAGCAAAGTCAACGACGCGCTCCAAGAACGCCGCCAGGCATACCAGGACCTTCAACAAGCAAACGCATCCGGCGACCAGGACGCCTACGCAGACGCCCTCGATCGCGTAGCAACGGCAGAAAAAAGCGTTACAGACGCACAAGCAGTCAAGCCCCGCAACTACACCGCCATCTTTCAGGAACAGATAGCAGCAGCGAAAACTTTCGCTGGACACATGAAAACGCTCATCGCCGGCGGCAACATGAGCAAAGCCGCGATCGCTCAACTCCTAGAACTAGGACCGGTAGCGGGCGCACAAGTAGCAAAAGACCTAATAGCCGGCACCGGCGGTTTTACAGCAGCATCCCTCTCAGCAGACCTAGCATCAGTCGCGGAAGCAGGAACCGCAGCAGGAATGGCGACTCCAGGCTTCACAGCAGCAATGAACGCAACCGCCGTCAACGGCGCTGGCAGCGGCAACTTCTACATCACGATCGAAAGCGGCATTGGCGACCCTACTGAGATTGCTAAAACAGTAACCAGCGTTCTCCAGACGTACGGCGCGACCACTAACGGCATCCCTGTCAAAGTAAAGACACCAAAAGCAGCGCCAGTCAAAACAGGCCGCCGGAGAAAATAATGCCATACCCAACTACGACCGTTGAAATCGCATTCAATAACGGCCCCTACGACGCCAGCCCCACGTGGATTGACGTAACAAGCGACGTACGCGAAGTAACAACCAGACGCGGACGCGCAGACGAATACCAAAACTTCGAAGCAGGAACAGCAACAGTCGTCCTCGACAACCGCGCCCGCAAGTACGACCCCATAAACACCGCAGGCACCTACTACGGCAAACTGCTACCAAAGAAACAGATCCGCATTAGCGCAACAACATCCTCCGCCTTTGTAGTTTTCCAGGGCTACATCAAAGGATGGCCAGTCTCAATGACTAACGCCGGCTACGACTCCACAGTGACGATCGAATGCTACGACGCGCTCGGACTTCTAGCGGCAGAAGAAATGCCAAACGACATCGCAGACAAATACATCCGCAGCCTAAGCCCGCGCCACTATTGGCCATTGACAGACCCAATCGATCCGGCCAACTTCGCGACAACACAACTGCAAGACTTCGGAAGCAACCCGCGACCACTAACAGCACCAGTGACAACGATCCGCACAGCCAACGCCAGCGGACTAGCAGTCGGATTACCAGACACATGCGTCTCACTTTCAGAAACTGAATTCATAGAGGGCTGGTACTTCGTAACACCGCCAGCAGCAGCAACAGCACAAACCATCGTCGAATGGTTTCAGATCGCCTCTGGAGACGCAAACTTCATCTTTCTCCAATACGGCATCGGACACGAAGTCGATGCCTACTTCGACAAAACAACATCAATCCTTTACGTAGGCACGTACAACGGAACACAAAACAAGGTTTATAGCGCAACCGTTTACCTCGATGAATTCCAGCCGCACCACATCGGCATTGTCACTACCAGCACCGGAGTACTAACCGCCTGCTACATCGACGGCATAGCAGAAACACTTACGCTGACCGCCACAAACCCCTGGACCGATCCACTAACAGAAAACTACGCAACAACACCAGGACGCCACCAACAAGCAGCAACCTGGTCATCAGCGCTAACCGCCACACAAATCCAAACGATCTACCGCCTAGGCCTAGGCAACATTACCGAAACAACAACTAACCGCTTCAACCGCATCATCGATTACACCTCATACCCGCCGCTAAAAACGACAACAGGAACAACAGTCGCAACAGTAAGCGAGATAAGCATTGGCGGCCCATCGATCACTAGCGAACTTCAACTTCTAGCCGACTCCGAAGGCGGCAACCTATACGTGAGCAAAGACGGCACCATCACAATGACCGGACGCTTCGACTTCGCAACAGGCACATCGCTAACAAGCCAGGCAACATTTGGTGGAGCCGGCATCGGCATAGGCACAGAGCTCGACTACGCAATCGACTCGGAAAACATGCGCAACGATTTAGCGATGGGTATTTCAGGAGACAGCACCGTCGAAGTACGAGACGCAACATCCGTCGCCGCATACGGCACCAGCGGCGGCAGTTGGCCCACACAACTATCAACAACCGCGGACGCGCAAGCACTAGGAAACTTGCTGGTCGGTTTCAGTAAAGACCCCGCGTTAGTAGTTTCACCTATTCAAATCAACGTGGAAGCATCCACAGCAAACTGGACACTAATTCTCGGATTAGAACTACTAAACCGCATAACGCTAAACATTGTGCCGCGCACAGGTTCCAGCACAACCATCTCTCAACTACTGCAATCCATAGAACACAACATCACGCCAGGACAATGGACAACAACGATCAACGGCTCCGTCCGTTTCACTAACCCATTCATCATCGGTACTAGCCTTATAGGTGGAACCGATCTAATAATTTAGGACACATATGGCAACACCACCAGACTTCACAGACGCCACAGCACTAGCGGCATCATCACTCAACTCAATCGGATTATGGAAGACGGCGTCGGTCACTTTGACAGGGCAAACAACCGCATCACTAACTAACGCATTCACATCCGATTACTCGAATTATTTGTTTGTGTATAACGTAAGAACCAACACAGGCACAACAGCCATGAGAGTACAACTAGCCATCAATGGCACACCAAACGCAACCGCCGGTTCCTACATCGTTGGCGGTCGCTTTGTTGGCTATCCAGGAGTAGGAGCGGCAGACTTCAATGCAGCAGACCCATACTTCGGCTTTTCATTCATGGCTACATTTCCCAATAATGGACACGTAACAATCTCTAACCCCTTTGACACTACGCCCACCTCCATAACAGGAAACTATTCAAGCAATAATGCAATGGTCGTGGTAGGTGGTTACCACAATCAAAGCGTCTCCTATAACGGCCTATACATCACGAACAGCGCAACGGCTGCTCTTTTTGGCCAATTCAGCGTCTACGGAATGAAAAAATGAACAACGAAAACAAACCAACAATCATCATCCACGACGGTCTAACTGGCGAAACCATTATCCGAGAACTAACAGAAGAAGAACTAGCGCAACAACCGCGCGAACCTTCAATCTTTGAAACATTGTCTAACGAATGATGCGCCGGCTCCTGCCCCTAGTAGGAGTCGTAATCGCACTAACCGCAACAGCACAAAAAGCAACTGCGAACAACGACGGCTTGACCGTAACCGGCTACGCCATAACAGACGTCCCGCCGATCAAAAACGCGACGACGTACCAGCAATGCGGAACAACGACCGCGGCCTTCATAAACACCGTGTACGAATACGATCCAATAGGCGATTGCGGAACCGACATGTTCATGGCGCACTACACCGGTACCATAAACATCCCCGCGCACAACACGATCGAGTTCTGGCTCGCATCCGACGACGGCGGCACCATAAAAATTGGCACAGATGAATGGGGCAACTGGTACGACCAGGGATGCACCGCAACGGAAAGCGGACCACTTCAAATCGCGCCAGGCCCGCAGCAGCTCGATGCCTGGTTCTACGAGAACGGCGGCGGCACGTGTTTCATGTTGGCCTGGAACATAGACGGCCAAGGCTGGGAAATAATCCAGCCGGACGCGTTCACTCGTCCAACACCCGCCACAACCACGACGACCTCCACCACCACCACAACCACAAGCAGCACGTCGACAACGACCACCACAACCACCACGACCACCGCACCACCCGCAACGACGACGCCGGCGACCACCTACCCCGCAACAACGACAGCCCCAACAACAACGACGATCAACGTCCCGCCTTCCACCGCTGCCAACACAACCAGCACACAGCCCCCTGCACCGCAGCAGACAACCACAACAACAACAACATCGACCACGACACTAGCGCCACCCCCTGTCACCAATAACACCATCGACGAAGCCGTTCTGGATTTGCTAACAACCGCGCAAGACATCCCACAAGCAGAAGTGCAAAAAGCGATCACCGCCATCATTGACGCCGGCGTCAACGACGCAGAAGCGCAACAACTAGCAACGACACCAGCGGTCCTGGAAGCAGCCACAACAGAACAAGCCGCCGCGATTTTCGAGGCCATCAATGAAGACAACCTCACCATTGAACAAGCGACCGCGATCGCGGAAGCAGTACAAAACGCGCCCGACAACGTACGTCAAGAATTCGAAGCGGCCATTAACATTTTTAGCGGCAAGACCGACAACTACACCGCCGTCGGTTCACGCGTACCAGTTCGCACAAGACGCATCATCATCATCACAACCGCTCTCCTGGTAGCAGTACCAGCACCACAACGAAAGACCACCACATGAAATTCATCCAAGACAACGTCTGGACCTGGGCCGGCACCGGCATAGCCCTAGTCTCAATGTCCGGCGTCGTACAATCCCGCGCACTAGCCATCTCCGGCGCAGCGGTTCTTCTACAATTAGCACTAGCACTATTCATGAAAGAACCAGAATGAAACCAACAACAGTAATTGCTCGCATCGTCGCCGTCTTTGGCACCAGCGCACTAAGCGCCCTAGCAGGCGGAGCCATCCTCGGAGTTGATCTAGCAAAGGCAGCAGGCATGGCCGGCTTCATGGCCGCAGCAGGCGTCCTGGAGCGCGTACTACGCGCCTATTACGAAGACGGCGTCCTTACAAAAGAAGAACTAGACAACGCCGTCGGCGGCAAAAAATGAGCAACACGCAACGCCCATACACCGGCTTCGACAAAGTAGGAACAGCGACACATCCCGCTGCTAAGAAACTAAGTGACCTACTACAACGCCGATGGAAAATGGATTACATGGGCGGCCTCGTAGTACGCGTAATGCGGTCAGCACCAGCAGCGATCCAAAAACTAGATCCACACAACCCCAAGTGCGCACCGTACATGTCTGTTCACGCAACAGGCAGAGCGGTCGATATTGGCCACGCCGATCCCAAATTGCTAGACACCGTTTTCACGTACCTGGTCGCAAACGCCACCGAGCTCTGCCTCGAAGAAATTCATCAGTACAACTACAAAGCACCCAAGGCAACTAAGGCGTGGGGCCGCGGCTACCGCTGCAGCAGAGCAAACAAGAACGCCGGCGTCGTAGATTGGGATGCCAAGAACAACGGCGGCACACCAGGCGGAATGTGGATCCATTTCGAGGTGGCACCAGGCGCAGACCCCGCCGCCATAGAAAGCCACTTCAGAGCAAACAAGGCTTAATCTAGTTCGTCGCGGAGCACTTGAACACGGCCCCCCGCGACAGGGTAGAGCCCCTAGCGCGGTACTTCTTCCCGCGCCAGGGGCTCCCCATTTCGCATACTTGACTTGTAGCCCCGATTGCCCCACAATGAGAACACCGGAGTTCAAGCCGGCCACAACGAAAGAAGAAGCACATGTTCCACGTAGTAAGCACACACGACAACTTGATCGTGCGCACCTACCAAGACCCAACAAACGCCAGAGAGATGGCCGAAGTCCTAAATGCCCTCGCGGGAAGCGATACCGCATTCATAACCATCGGTTACAAGAAAGAAGAAGAAGCACAATGACACTCAACGAACTAATCCAACGCCTAGAAGAACTACGCGACGACTTCGAGATGGACGGCAACACGCCGATCACCGGAGCATTCCAACAGAACTACCCGCTCCTAGGAGACATAGAAGCAGTAACAACCATCATCGAACCAGACAACACCGCAACGATCTACCTCGCCCTCGGCGGCGCAGAAAGTTACGGCACCGGCCACGAATGGCGCGACGATGTAATGGACCTAAGCGCCTACGGCAACATTGACAACGACGACGACTGCTGCTGCAGCGCCTGCGAAAGAGCACACGCATGAGCAAGCGACGCACCCGCGAAGAAATAGAACACCGCGATCGCATCCTGGCCGCAGCAGATCAACTGGTCAAAGCGGAACTAGGAAACGACTGGACATGGACCCACAGCAAACGCAAAAGCGAACTGCTCAAATTCATCGACACAACACCGATCACCACAATTAGCGACCCATACCAGGAATACATCCTGACCGGCAACAGCGAGGACATAGTCACACCGTGAGCAACTACGAAGACAAAATGAAGGACTACGTCGATGTAGCAGAACGCCTGCGCATCTTCAGAGAACGCCACCCAGAAGGCAGCCTTCAACCACTACACCTAGATGAGCCCTACAAGATTGTCACGCTAAAAGACGCGACATACATCGTGTACGTAGCAGCGGCCTACCGCACCCCAGACGACACCAGGCCTGGCATTGGCTCCGCTTGGGAACAGCACCCAGGGAAAACGCCCTACACCGCCGGCTCGGAATTGATGAACGCGGAAACAGCCGCCTGGGGGCGAGCGATCCTGGCAGCACTAGCAGCCGACTCAAAACGAGTCGCATCGCTAGACGAAGTGCGAGCTCGTAGAGAAACAAAAGAGCACCCCTCGCAACAACCGCAGGAACCAGCACCAACAGAACCGCGCCGGTACAGCACCTACGCACAGACCGGTGAGATAAACGACCCGCCAGCAACAGACGCACAAGAACGCGCCATGTTTGCGATCAGCAAAAAACTAGACCGCCTACCGCCGGCCAAAGGCTCCCTCACAAAGAAGCAAGCCGGTGCCAAGATTGAAGAACTTCAAGCAGCACTAGACGACCTAAACAACGGAGCAGAGCAATGAGCGACGGAGCAATCCTCCTATTTACGACGATTGGCTTCTTTTGGGGCTGGGCCTTTGGCATAGCGCTTCAACGCGGGATCCAAAACGACCGCGAGCGCCTACGCCGCGAACGTATGCGCAACGAATACAGACGCCACGTTCAGATCCAAATGAAAGAACACGACTGGCAGCAAAACTAATGGGATGGGCAGAAGAAGAAATGAAGCACTACCCCGCCATCTACGAAGTGCGGTGCGCCATTTGTAAAGAGCCAAACACGATCATCGTGGAAGCGGAAAACGGCCTATTCGGGCCAGACGTACAACCAGCCACCGTCCTAGAAGGATGCGCCCATTTCTGGGAGCGAGACAGGAGCCCACAATGAACTCAGCGCTACACAACCCAGAGCCACACGGCCACACATGGCACTATCCAGAATGCGAAATCCACAATCACACGGACCCGCACGATTTCTGCGTGAAGCGCATGGTGGAGCAGATAGAACGCCTTCAACAGGAGCACCGCATCCAGGCGATCCAACTACGGAAAGCCAGGTCCCGCTATGACGGAAATTAGAAGCACCGATTACTTTGCGATAGTTCCGGAGTACGTCCTATACGCACCCATTTCGAGCAACGCGGTCCGGCTCTACGCGATCCTGAACCGCTTCGCAAACAGCCAAGGCCGCGCCTGGCCTTCACGCAAAACCCTCGCAGACTTAATGCAATGCTCAACCGCCACGATTGACAGAGCAAAAGACGAACTAGTCGAGATAGACGCGCTGACAGTAGAGCACCGCACAGGGCCAGCAGGCGATCCATCATCGAACCTATACACGCTCAAAACATCATCACCAGTGACGAAGGGTAGCCCCAAGAATGAGCAGAGGGGTACCCTCACAGTTGACGCACTAAACAAAGCCAGTATGAAACAAAGCCAAACAAGCCAGTCATCAAAAGCAAAAACATGCAACACGTGCATCGGCCGCTACCGCGTCGGCTACGAAGACGAAACCGAAGAAGGCCTCTCGCACGTAGTCGACGAAGAAACACGCGAATTCATCATCTGCCCCAAGTGCCACGGAACAGGAAAACAACCAGGATGAGAATTGACCGCAACGAAGTCAAAGACGACCTCAAAGCGCTCATCAACGACGCCGGCAACAACAAAGAAAAACAAACGCTCCGATCGGCGCTCAGCCTCATACGCCAGATGGAAGGCGACCTGCGCCGACAAGGTTTCATCGAATACACAGACAAGGAAGAAGACCAATGACAGACCACACAGACCAAAATGAGCGCTACCGCTTGGAAGGAGAACTAGACCGCACGATCCGAGAATGCGACGCCCTGCGCGACATTCAAAGAGCCGCGCAATTCCTAGTTGACGCCATCCACCTGCGCAGCGTAGGAGCAGACGCAGAGAACCTATTCATGGACGGATACGCAAACTTAAAAGCAGCGCTCCGCTCCTACTACGAACCGAATGGAACAGGCCGATGAACCAACAGCCCTCACTATTTGACGCCCTGCCCATCGACACCACGATCAACCCGATTAGGCTGGCAAGAACCACAGACCCAGACACCTCACACAAGGCCGCAGAGAACGCATCGCGCCGCGGCCCCTCACAAAGGAAACGCATATGGGAAGCACTCCAGCGTCTAGGCGACGCTACCGATTACGAACTATCCATCGAAGCGGGCATCCTGCGCAGCAGCGCAGCGAAACGACGCCAAGAACTACAAGACCTGGGACACGTAATGCCGACAAAGGACCGCAGGAAAACAGACACAGGATCGCTCGCAGTAGTTTGGCGCTGTTCATATGCCTCGCCATACCAGGGCTCCTAATGGCAACGCCAGTACAAGCAGGCAGCATCTACCACCGCAACTATCACGGCGTACTTCCAGACGCCTACTATGACGGCCTCGCCCAATGTGAAACAGGCGGCAACTGGAACCACAGCACCAAGTCCTACACCGGCGGACTAGGCATCTACCGCGGCACGTTCAAACGCTGGAGCAACCACACAAGCGCAAAAGGAATGACACCACGACAACAAGTCAAAGTCGCAGACGCGATCGCGTTCAAAGGCCACACAGAGCAAGACGGCACACACGTATGGAGAGTAGGTCCTTGGGGCTGGGGCTGCCTACGCAACAGCCCACGACTTCAGCAGTTCATCTGCCGATCGGCGCACCCACTAGTCCGCAAGTGGAAACGCAACTGCTAATGGCAAGGAAGCCACAATACTCAGGACCATGGCGGCGCATACGCCTCGAAGTACTACAACGCGACAACAACCAATGCCAGATCAAAGGCGATGGCTGCACAGGAACAGCACAACAGGTGGACCACATCCTGCCGGTTTCGATGGGCGGCGACTGGTTCGATAAGGAGAACCTACGCGCAGCCTGCGCTCGCTGTAACAACAACCGCAACATCAAACACCGCATCACTTCAAGCCGCGCCTGGTGAACCACACGACCCCAACAGCAGGCACCGATCTCTTGAATTTTCCCCTCACCCCCTCACGGACAC